CATCGCCAGTAGCCCAGACGCTATCCGTCCAGTCCGTCGTTGCCGGTACGAGCAATACTGCTGGAACCAACTTTACGATAGCTGGCTCACAAGGTACTGGTACTGGTGCTGGTGGCAGCATCATATTCCAGACTGCTCCTGCTGGTAGCACGGGAACGAGTCAGAATGCTTTGTCTACTTTGCTCACGTTATCGTCTGCTGGCACAGCAACGATTTCATCTGGTACACAAACGACATCTGTACCTGCTTTGAGCATTACTCAGACTTGGAACAATGCATCTACTACATTTGATGCGCCGTTCTTAATGAACATCACAAATACTGCGTCTGCAAATAACAGTAAATTTGTTGATCTTCAAATATCGGGAACAAGCTATTGGTCTATACGATCTAATAACCCTGCGCCGTACATGTCAATTGATAACAACACAAACGCAGGAACGTACTACAACATTGCTGGATATGGCGGCAATGGCATGCAAATGTTTGTTGGAACCTCGCTTGTCGCTTCTACTGCTAATACGTCGGTTGGATTCAATACAAGCAGCTCAGTTTCACCATTTTTGTTTGCGGCAACCGGAACAGCAACACTTGCCGCTGATCCTGCTAATAGTAGATTTTCATTTGGCACCGCTGCCAATTCTTTTGATTTATTCCTCACAAGACGCGCCGCTGCGAACATACAGCATGGAGCTGCCGATGCCGCCGCTCCCGTAGCCCAGACGCTATCCGTCCAGTCCGTCGTTGCCGGTACGAGCAACACGGCGGGTGCGAACTTTACGATAGCTGGCTCTCAAGGTACTGGTACTGGTGCTGGTGGCAGCATCATATTCCAGACTGCTCCTGCTGGTACTACAGGTACAAGCCAAAATGCGTTGACGACGGCGTTGACGATTGCAGCAAGTGGAGCGGCAACTTTTTCAAATACTCTTTCGGCAAGTTATTTGAGTTTACCCGCAAATAATTCGGTTAACTGGGCTGGAACGCCGGTTTTAATCACGGGCACTTCAGCATACGCGTTATCCATATCCGCAAATTACATAGCGCATTACGGCGTTGGAAACCTTAATTTTCAAACCAACACCGGAACTATTCAGTTTCAAAGCGGCGTAACAACAGACGTTACAACGACGTTCAAAAGCATTGCATCTCAGTCTACCAATCTTTCGGTTTGGGTAAATAGCTCATCAACAGTTGGCGTTGCTATCACAGGAAGCACATCGGTTCCAATGTTGGTTACTTCGGCATTGACCTATGCAACGCTTCCGTCTCCATCAGCAACGGGAGCCGGTGGACGAGCTTTCATTACCGACAGCAACACGCAAGCCACTTCGGCCAACTTCGGCGCAACGATCAGTTCGGGCGGCGGCAGCTATAAAGTTCCGTTGTGGACTGATGGAACTTCTTGGTATATCGGTTAAGGAATCATCATGGCAAACACATATCAAACTGCTTTCAATAGCCTTCAGTCTTACCCAACCTATCAGGGGCAGACTAATTGCGTATTCTCAATTAAATGGGTCATCAGCGGGACTGACGGCAACGGTCACAACGCAGCGGCGTATGGGACGACTGAAGTGCCGTACGACCCCGCAGACCCGTACATTCCGTATGACCAGTTGACCTTTGACATCGTATTGGGTTGGTATAATGAGTACACACCTGCTGATACGATTACGGCTGCTGAAGCACAGATTGACGCGGACATTGAGAACCAAATCAACCCGCCAACTCAGTCTTTGCCGTTGCCGTGGAATGCGCCAGCATCGCCGTCAAGTAAATAATTGTTTCCCACAACTACGTCCACAGGAGGACGCAAATGCAAATTGAATTGAACCAGAACGAAGCACAGGTACTGCTCAACCTGATTGACATTGCGGTGAAGTCCGCAGGTCTTCAGGCAGCGGAAGCTGGACTTCATTTCCAGAAAATGCTGTCAGCGGCACTGTCTGCTGACATCAAGGCAAATGAAACTGCCCCGGTAGCCGAGGCAGCGTAGGTAGCCAATGCTTGGGTACGTAGCCCTATCTGAAAGCACAGTATCAGATGTTACTTATCAGTACATCAATACGGCAGGTGGCGGCTACGTATCCATTTCCGAAAACGCGATCTCATCCTATTGGGTTAGTGCGTTTGTAGGAGTTACCGCCGTTGCGGCGACGGGTGTAGTTGAATCGGTCAATTATGAAGCCGACGCCAATGTTTCTGTTACCGCCGTAACGGCTACCGGCGCGGTAAAGTCTGTTACCGTCTCTGAAGACGCCAACGAGTCTGTTACCGGCGTCACGGCTACCGGCGTCCTTGGTATACCCGTTGAAGTTGTTACCGAAGTCATCCCCGTCTCCGGGGTTGTCGGCACGGTAACAGTTCAATCGGTCAGCGTTGTAATCAGTATTGCTGTTACCCCGGTTACGGCCACGGGGGTAGTTAAGTCAGTTACGGCGACGGTAGCAGTTGATGAGGTAGTTACCCCAGTCACCGCCGTTGCTGTGCTGGAATCGGTTACAAGTCATGGAGATGCGAATGTCATCTTATCTGGACTTTTCTGTAAAGGGTATATTGAATCGGTCAACGTCTGGGGTATCATACCGACCAACGAGACTGCGAATTGGGTGCCTGTATCCGATTCGGAAGCCGCAAACTGGACGCCGGTCACAACCGCTGAAACACCCGACTGGGTGCCTGTTGCTGCTTAATAGGATACAGATATGTCTGATACTACCTACTCGACCAACCTTGCCCTGACGTTGTTGGGGCTGTCGCCAGACGACGTTTGGGGTGGTACCACTAATAATAACCTCGGTACCCTGATCGAACAGGCTATCAGCGGCTACGTCACGCAAAACTTTACCGATGCAGACGTGACGCTTGTCATGTCGCCGGGAACTTCGGCTACCGCTCGCAACATGTATATCGAGTGCACGGGAACAAACACCGCCACTCGACAACTGATTGTCCCGCCGAATAAAAAGCTTTACTACGTTTATAACAACACAGCGGCTGTGTCGAGTGCAACGGCCAGCCAGTGTTCCATCAGTGGCACGACACTGACTATTGGCGGCACGATCACGGGGACGTTCTCCGCTGGTCAAGTGATTAGCGGTAATGGCATTGTCAACGGTACAACAATTCTTAGCCAGCTTAGCGGTACTACAGGTGGTGCGGGTACTTATCTAGTAGATACTTTTCAAACCACATTCGCTACTTCTACAGCAAGTTACATTTCAGGTACGACATTAACTGTTGGTGGATCTGTTACTGGTACGTTCGTTATTGGGCAAGTCCTTGGCGGTACCGGCGTTACTACTGGTACGACAATCACCGGCTACCTCACGGGTAGCGGCGGTGTAGGAACGTATACTGTTACGCCGTCACAAGGGCCAGCAGCGGCGTCTGCCGCCAATTTAATCACCGGCACAAATCTTGTAATTACTGGCCCTGTCAGCGGTACGTTTGCTGCTGGGCAAATTGTTTCTGGCCCCGGTGTAACTGTACCAACAACAATCGTCAGTCAATCTAGTGGTACTACCGGCGGTGCAGGTACATATGTCATCACGCCCACACAGCAGCCGCCTTCAGCTACGTTAGCATCAGTCGCTAGCGGAGTGCTTACTATTGATGCGGCTGGAACAAACACCGGCACGTTTGCTATTGGGCAACAAATAGGTGATAGCTTCGGCATATTGTCTGGTGTTGTTATCATTGCATTGGGCACCGGTACCGGCGGTGCAGGTACGTACAATGTTAGTGGAACGCAGACGCTACCTACCGCTACCACATGGTCGATCAGCGGTACGTCACTTACGGTCAGTGGCACGACTGGAACATTTGGTATTGGGCAAGTGTTGTCTGGCACCGGCATTTCCGCAGGTACAACCATTACTGCGGGTACTTCATCTCCATACACCATCAACAATTCTCAAACTGTTAGTGGTACAGGCACGTTAACAATTTCCGAATATCCAGTTTCGGTTACGTCTTACGCCATCACAGCTAATCTACCGACCTCGATTAATTCACAACCTGTAGGAATTACAGGCGCACTTCCCGGTGACGGTTACGGCATATTCGTTACGGCTGATGGTTCTACAGGCGTTACGGTGGCTCGCGGGTCAAGACAAGTTCTTGTTTACGACGGCACGACTGTTGCTAGCGCATTGACTGGAATATCTTCTAGTGGATCTACCGCTACAAACATCCTTGGCGGTGCTGCGAATGAAATTTTGGTTCAAACCGGTACTAATGCTACAGGGTTTATTACGGCTCCATCTACGGCTAATCAGTTTTTAACTTGGACGGGATCCGGATTTGCATGGGCTACTGGCGGTACAGGTGTTACTTCATTTAATGGGCGTACAGGCGTTGTAACTCCACAATCCGGTGACTATACCGCTGCCCAAGTAGGCGCTATCGCGCTCACTTCTTTTACTGGTTCAAGCAATCAACTTTTAGCTAGTAGAGGGTTTCAAAAAATCCCCGGTGGGTTGTTAGTTCAATGGGGATTTCAAACTATTGGTAGCGAAAACATTTACGGCCCGTTTACATTCCCTACCGCGTTCTCAGCCAAACCATGGTCGATTGCCACTACCATTACGATGGTATCTACAGCTCTGAATGTTAATTACAACGTAGCTGCGTTTAGTGATACGTCTGGCACTTATGCGACTACCGCAAGTCAGTTTTATATTTACAGCAATTACGAAGGAGGAGGCGGCAACAATCCTACTGGGTTTTACTGGATAGCTGTTGGCCCAAGTTAATATGGACTATGAAGAAAAAGTAGACGACACATCAAAGAAGCTGGACGTGCATCTTGCTGAATGCGCATTGCGCTATCACACGATAGCCGACTCCCTTGTTAGAGGCGAGAAGGTAATGAACCGGTTACAGCTATTAATTGGCTTGCTAGCGGTTATGGTGTTACTTGGCCCCGGCTTTGCGGCTGAACTACTTAAGAAGTTTATAGGGGGCTAAATGTTCGATTCAAGCAAAATAGTTCCGATGGTATTCCCAGTCATGGTTGCTGCCGTAGGCTGGATGATCACCTCTGTTACTTCTATGCAAAATGAATTGGTTGATATTCGTTCAAAGATGCCAGCATTAATTACACCACAAGGTGTACCAACGGATAGTCCAATTTCTGCTGAAGCAAGAACTAAATTGAAAGAAGATTTGAACGAAAAGCTAAACGCGCTTTCAGTTCGTATTACTTTGCTTGAAGAACGGAGCAAGGATAAAAAATGAATCTTTCTTGGCTTGCTCAATTAGCTCCTACAGTTGCTACTGCGCTTGGTGGCCCTTTGGCGGGTATGGCTGTTGAGGCCGTAGGTAAAGCTTTGGGTGTGCCACCTGATGATGCCAAAAAGCTACTTGAATCGGGCAAGATGACTTCAGATCAAATCACGCTTATCAAACAAGCTGAGATCGCGTTACAGGCACAAGCCCAAGAACTGGGTTTAAACTTTGAAAAGTTAGCAGTCCAAGACCGCGCTTCAGCCCGTTCCATGCAATCCGAAACTCGCTCATGGATACCCGGCGTTATGGCTTTGGTGGTGACTATTGGGTTTTTTGGAATTCTCATTGGGTTGATGAGCGGCAAAGTGACTGCTGGGCCTGAGATTGAAATTATGCTGGGTTCATTGGGCACTGCTTGGACAGGAATTATTGGTTTCTATTTTGGTTCATCTGCCAGTAGCCAAAAGAAGGATGAACTTATTCATCAATCAACTCCGGTGGGACAATGATTAATTCTCGTAGCCTTGATGAACTTCTTTTGCCGGTACGCACCAAGGTAGACGCCTTTATTGCATCGTGCAAAAGCGAGGGGATTGACCTCCTTGTTACCTCTACCTACCGCGACATTGAATCGCAGGAAGCGCTTTATGATCAAGGACGTACTACGGAAGGAAAGATCGTCACCAACGCTCGCGGAGGCCAGTCTTTTCATAATTTTCGTTGTGCTATCGACATCGTTCCTCTTGTCAATGGTAAGCCTGATTGGGATGGTTCTCACCCTGTTTGGGCAAAGATCGGATCACTAGGTAAGGCGGCTGGCCTCGACTGGGCTGGCGAGTGGAAGAGCTTTAAAGAGCTGGCTCATTTCCAGTACACGGGGGGCTTGACCCTCGCAGACCTGAATGCCGGTAAAACGGTTGTATAAGGAGTAATCATGATGCTTGGATATATCGCTGCTTCGTTCGTTCTTGGTGCCATTGGTGGCTGGCTGGCTTGCCAGTCTTTCAAACAAAAAGCTGATGCCGCTGTCAAAGTGGCCGTGGCCGATGTTACTGCCGTCAAAGCCGACGCCACCGCTGCGGTTGATGCCGTCAAGTCCGACGTAAGCAAATAAGACTAGGCCCATGCCGCTTACCAAAATCCCATTCAAGCCGGGGATCAATAAGGAAGTCACGGAGTACGCCAATGAAGGCGGCTACTACGACTGCAATCTTATTCGATTCCGTATGGGCTATACGGAAAAGATAGGCGGCTGGGCCAACACCAATTACGCGGCTAACCCTGATTCTCCATCGTCGTTCACGTTCAATGGCGTGACACATTCATTGACGAACTGGATCAGCCATTCTGGTGAGAACTTGATTGGCTTTGGTACGACCCAAGGGTTCTACGTACAGGATGGTATCGGCACTGCGTATCACGATATTACGCCTACGGCGCAAGTAGTTAATCTACCCGCTGGTTCGTTTACGACCACTATTCCCGGTAGCCCAGTACTCGTTGTCAACTCGCCCAGCAACGGTCTTGATGTCGGGGCTAGAATTTATTTTGCCCCCACGTCGGGTACTAGTACGTCAATGACGATTGACGGCGTGACTGTTACGTTTGGTACACAGACCACGGTAGGTGCGCAGTCCTACACTGTTATTAGTGTAGCTAGGGACACCACACAAGTTGCTGTGACTGCAACCGGCACCG